TCGTACTCCATTCCGAATAAAGCGTGTAGACCGGGCACCAAAGATTTGGCGTGGTCTGACCTTACTATTGCAGCCATTTAATCAGACCTCCCTATATGCCAGCTGTGAACTGTCCGAAGAACGATTCGTTCAGGGACACTTCCATCTGGACTTGGCTTCCAGCAGCGGAGCCATAATTGTTATCGGGAAGGGGAAGTTTTCTAATAACTTTCCACCCAGCTTGTGATGCAGAAGCACCTGATGTATCCAGCATGTAGCCAGATAAACCTGTTGATGTGCTTCCAGAACCAGCAACGTGATCGGCTGAAGTGCCGAGATCTGCCGATGTCAAGAAGTCACTATCCGCATCGTCGTAGACTTTGTATGTGACCATCGGATCATCAATAACCAACGCAACAACATCTGTTGCACCAGAAACTGCACCGGGCCAATACCGTGAGAATACAACTTCACCATCGGACTTTTTGTAAGAAACACCTTGGAATACGCCGAGTATGACGTTACCAGCTGCTGCGACTTCTATTGTCCCAGCGGCAACAAACTTCACAGGATCACCTGAGAAGATTTCGGTGCTATAGTCTATCGCGATAGTGTATTCAGAAGTTCTGATTTCACCACCCGATAGATGACGCAAGGGTTGAAACCCATAAGCTGCCATTTTATCGCCTCCTTAGATTAAAAGAATAAGTGGCGATCTTTAAGTTCAGTCGTCGAACTGAACCCCTCGACCACCACCCGTCGAAACACGGGATCTTCGGTCAACGCTAATCGGCATAGTGGGGTGCTGTTCTTTAAATAAACTGTTATCTACGGCTGTTAATAAACGATCTGTTTTACCGTCTATATAGTCCCGTTTTGCAGAAATCTGCTCTTCAGTATTTTTCATAAGAATTAAATCACCCTGACCTACAACGCCAGCAAATCGACCTTCTTGGTGAACCGATCCCAAAAACTCTGGATGCTCTTCAAGTTTGACAGGCTCCCATCCTTCGCGGCGACGAACAGACAAGTTCTTGTCATCATCACTTCCAAGGATTGAAATCCTGACCCACCTATAAACCAATCCGGGTTTTGCATTCGGTGCATCAAGTTGACTTGGCGGGACATAAACTGCCCGTTGGGTATTGGCGCGAGTCTTTACTTCGCGATCAGCGTGTTTAACGGTAGTATTCATATAACCTACTCCACGTAACGAGCGTAGTCTTTAGGAGAAACGCCCAATCGTTTACATACATCAAGCTGCGCTTGGGTGAGTTTGATCGTGCGTTTGTTGGAGCCTCTCGTCACTCCAGCAACTGGCGAAGTTTGCTGAGATCGTGCTTTCGCCTGCCCAAATTTTTGCGGGAAGGCTTCTTTAAGCCGTCGATCTAATTCTTCGTAATACTCATCACTAGTTGTATCATATCCTTCGCTGTTTGTTAAGCGGTTGTGGATTGCATACGCCGACCCTGTTAGTATTTCGTCTTGCCCAAACCAGTTGTTTCGCCGTGCCCACTCAACCGCCTTCGGTTCAGGTTGCGCTTGCTGTTGTGGTATGGATTGTTGTTGTTGAAACTGTTGCTGTTGAGGTTGTGCCTGCGATTGATTAGCAGATTCCCAACGCTCCTGTTCCTGACGACGACGCTCAAAATCCGAACTCTGGTTGTTCAAACGCGAGAGCTTATCCTGAACCTCAAACATTTTAGAGGTGTCGCCACTATTATACGCATCGTCATAGTCACGTTGCAGTGTCATCTTCTGTGCTTCAATTGCAGATTCACCTGACGTTAATGCATTAGCCTGTGCCGCATTATATGCCTGTTGTAGCTTAATAAGGCGCTCTTCAGCCGCCGCACTACGTCGTTCAGCTTCGTGTCGTTTTGCTACTTCCTGACTAATTCGTTTTTTTACACGGGAGCTATAATCTTCTGGGTCACCTTCAGCCGCTGGTTCCTGTGGCTTTGGTTCTACGAGTTGTTCGCCTGCGGTTTCAACACCAGCATCATCATCAATGACAACAACACTTTCGTCTTCAACTGCTACTTCTTCTACTGCCTGTGTATCACTCATTGCAACGCGCTCCTTTCTTTAATAACCGCCTGTATTTCGTCATCGTTTAAAATGCGAACGGGGTTACCGTGAACGCGAAAGCGTATACCAGCATATTTAGAAAAAGTTACCGTGTCGCCGGGGTTCACCCAGTCATCAAACTCTTCCATGTCTGACCTGCTGTAAGCGAGATCCCCTAGTGACACAACAGTACCTAAAACACATGTGCCCCTTGCAAGATCCAATGCCGAGTTAGGTAGCATGATGCCGCCCTTTGTTACTTCTTCCTGTGGCTCATCTGCGACAAGCACTCGATAACCCGCAGGTGTTACCGCCGAGTCAATTAACTCAAGCGTTTCTTCACTAATCGTCTTCGTTTCCATCGCGCAGTTCCTCTACGATAGTTAGCACTCGATCAATCGCTGAAATTGCACCTGAGATACGAGTGTATTCATCCCAGTTACTGCAGCGCCCTTCTCCAGAATAAGCAACGTGTTCACTTCTCAGTTGATTAATCTGTTTTAATAAATACTCTTTATCCATCATCACCCCTTAAATGCGTTGCAATGCACTCGCTGGCAAAAACGTCTAGAAATTTTGTACCAAGTACCAAGTCATCAACATTAATCTTTGTAGACGCGAGGCTAATTTCACCATTTTTAAAAAACACAACACCGAGTACGCACTTAATGTCAGGAGCATCTAGTTTTAGTTTTTCCCCCAGCCATGCGGCGTCTTTGTAAACCTGTTTTGGAAACGGTATTATCTTTTCTAGATCCACTTCTTTTTCGAACGGATCTTTTGATTTGCTTGGCATTATTATTCCTAGTAATCATCGTTTAGATGTACCTGTTGTCGCATATTTAGGGGTGATATTGAATGGGGTTGCATGGAGTGCTTTGCTACAACAAACTCCATTAAACTGAAATAAAGTAAACAATCATACAAAACAGTAAAAAACACATAATCTGTGCTAACACTCTTTCTGACATCGTCACCTCATTGATTTAGTTCCTTTGCACTTCCACTTTTTCCTAGATAGGTTATTTGGAGAATTAGGATCACGGGCTTTCTTTGCCGACTTACCGCCTTTGCGTAGCATGTCGCGTTTTATACCCGCCGATCTCGCACAGTAGCTCGAACCCTTAGACGTGCCGGGTCGGATACGGTCCTTTCCATCCGATGCCTTGCCGGATTGACCGAAGGATACCTTGCGCGTTCGCCCTGTTTTAGGGTTCTTAACCTTCTTGACAAACCGCTTACCTTTAGCAGGTGTTGCCATTACGCCGATACATCATCCAGTAATGCGAATACCTGTGCATTAACAGTTGCATCGCCAGCACCACCATCGTCAGATGCAATACAGTGTAGGTTTGCAACGGTGACGTTTGGTAGTCTGCCAAACCACGTTTCAGATGCACCGATAAAAATACCGTCAGCCAAATCGTGGGCAGCTGCACCGCCATCTATAGATAACATAATGCCATCTTCCGTTGAATCATTTTTGACAAGCAAAAATTTAACAAGGTCTCCACTGGCTACTGTTTCGGGTGCCGTTGTAGATGTCGTTGCGGCGGTAGTGAGATAGTGACCTGCAATTAAATCTGAACTGGAACTGTGGCTGATTGCCGTATGTTTGTAATACCACTTCTGCGTAGCATCGGCAGGCGCTACAGACATTGCACCTGCAATAGTTAACTGTATATCATCAGGCAACATCGTTGCTTGAAGAGCTAGGGTTGCGTCATCAGCCATTTTCTAATCCTTTATTGGTTGTTACGAGACACGTTCATAGCCGCAGCGGCTACGCGAGATCGTTGATCTGCCGCCTTAATCTGCGCGTCTAATATTTTTGATTCTGCTTCGAGTTCGCGATCTAGGTTTTGATCGTTTATTTCAGCTTGAAGTTCAGCTGCTTTCAATTCTACATCTGCCTTGGCTTTAAACGCCTTGACATCGCTGTCCTGTTTATCAATCGCCAGCTGTTGCATTGCCACCTGCATCTGCGGTGTCTGCATTGCCTGCTGGTTTTGCTGTGCCTGCTTTAACTGCATAGCCTGTTGCGCAAGTTGCTGACCAGCTAACGCCTGCATTCTCGCCAGTTCGTTTTCCATAGCTGGATCAAGTTCCATATAATCTGACGGCGCTGTTGGTTTTAGTGGATTGTAATCTGGTGCATCAGGAAGCTGTTGCTGTATTGCCGCTTCTATTTGCTGTCTATATTGGTGTGCAATGTGTTCGTTAATATGCGCATTCATCCGGGGTGCAAGCTGTTTAAACGTGTTCTGGTCACCCTGCATGGACATTAAAAACGCTTGATGTGTTTGGATATGGGCTTGATGATCTTGGTCTGCAAAAGCCTTCGCAGCCTTTCCATGCATGAACGCAAAGTTTTCAGTAGCAGGGTCAGCGCGTTGTGGACCGCGATCAGGCAACAAGATATCATCGATTTCATCCGTTCCTATAGTTTGATGCATCCTTCGCAGTGCAGCTGGAAGGTCGTGCTGTTGCGGAAATTGCTGTGCAAGCTGAAGCTGTGCCTGCGCTCTCATAATTCTCTGGGATTCACTGAAGATGTTTGGATCTGAAACAGGGATTACGTCTACCCTGCCGTCATAGTCTTCACGTCTTATGTCACCCGCCCCACTGGTGTAGGCACCGAAGTCACCATACTCATAGTTTAGCCGCGCCATTAATCTAAATTCATTACGCTGGGCACGGTGTAGTCGTCGGTGGATTGTTGACATCAGGCGCTGTCCAGCTTCCATCATCGCAACCACACTACCGACAGGTGTCTCCTTGGTATTCTGATCCCCTACTTGTAAATCTGTAGAAGCAGCAAGGCGACGACCATTATCAACAATAGAACCCAGTAACATAGCGAGTGTTTGACTTGGTTCCTTTGTAGGTAGCGGTATAATTGATTTACGAATGTCATCCCCAACCCCGTCTATATCTCTAAATTCACCAAACGAAATGGGTTGATCTCCTGCGACCCGCATACCTCTGGCTTTAAATCCACCCGGCAAGTTTGCAAACTGACCAGCATCAACAAGACTACGCAGTACCGCCGTTGCAGTACGCTGGAGATTGCCAAGTACATGTACGAAGCCCAAACCATAGAAACCTAAACCGGGAAGAAAGCGGTATACTGTGAACCAATTTAATTTTTTGTAATCTGTATCGCCTTCCGCATAATTTCGGCGTATGGAAAGAACTTCATTATTCGAATCAAGCACTGTTACAATATACGGCAGTGCTATGCCTGTCGGGTTGCCTTCATTATCAAGATGCTCAAAGCCGGGTAGATCAAGATTGACGTGGAACTCCAGAACCCTGAACCGCTCCCCGTAACCCGTAAACGTCAGCCCAGTTATTTCGCTGGCCTTTTCGTTTATCTGCCCACGGTCTAGATCAGCTGGTGTACCCAGATCAAAGTCACGGTATTCACCAGCGACCTGCATTTTACGGATGTCGTTGGCATCCATCGTCAGTGCATGGCAGTAACGCGAAGCAGTCATCAGGTCTGACGCTTCATTGTCTATTACAAAGTCCTGTGCCCCGACAAAGCGTGATGTAATTCTATTAAGCGTCGCATCCCAGTAGGTTTTTTTGAAACCAATACCCATGAGTGGCAACATGAACAACATGCGATCCATCTCATCAAAGTATTCTTCGCATTCTTCTGTGATCTGATAGTTCATATGCTGTTCGACACGTTGTGCCTGCGCTATCACTGCTTCGTCACTACCACCTATTATTTTAGTTTTGATCGGTCCATCCGCTGGACAGAGTTCTGCAACAGCACGGGCCTGAAACTGTAAACATGCTTCCAACAGCATTGGATGATGGGCACCACATGCACCCTCAAACGGCTCACTAACTTCTTCCAAGCGAATGCCCAGAATGTCCATGCCCTCAACAAGAGCGGTTTCCCATTCTGCCCTGCTACTACGATCTTCATCATAGGCTTCAACGAGTTCAGACGCTAGAGCAGACAGTTCGGTATCAACCAAATTGTCAGCAAGGTTAGCACCGTGTGGAACCATGAGTTCACTCGTTGGATAGTCACCGATAGATATCTCAGTTTCACCAGACTCAAGGTCTGTTTCAATTACAATTTCAGTTGAAATATCCTGAGTATTATCGACGACTAATTCGGGAGCAAGTAAGTCTAATGCCCGTTCAATAGCCATATATTAAAATCCCTATTTAGTAGTGACAAGATAACATAAGTATAGTTAATCACCAATAGTAGCGCTTGCGCTTCTGGTATGTCTGGTCTTCTTCTTCCTCAATCCCATAGTGCAGGAAATAGCCTGTTTTCAGCCTGATAATCGCCTGCGTAAAGGCATCAACCATGTCTTTGCGACGACCATTGGGGAAGCTACTGCACTGGTTCAAGAAGTCGTCAGCCCAATATTTACCCTGCGGTAACCATATCTGCCCGTTCTCAACCATTGGTGCTACGGAATGGGCACGCGAAACTTTATCGCGGTCTGGCGAGTAGTCTGTTACGGGAATGCCAGTGCGACGTAAGTCCTGCAACAATGACTGCCCCGATGCTTTCTTTTCTATAAGAACGGAATCTGGTCTCCACTTTTTATAGAGTTCTAACGCACGCTCACGCAGTTGTGGGTATTCGAGGCGCTCGTTTAAACAACTCAA